CTACATTTATAAGCAGGATTAGTGTCTCAACTCTGTCTCAAAAGTAGTAGTCGTCGCCTTATATAGAAACAACGACTACTACCCCTAAAAGGCTAGAGGTAGTATTTGCCCGCCCTGCCGGGCACAACTACTACACTTACCTAGCCTTAAAAGCGACGACTAGTTAAATCGAATGAAAGCATACATCGTACTACCACTTACTCGGTAGAGGAGAATAACAGAAAGAACTCTGTGCTCGTAAAAGCCCACACTCGGATAAGAGAATATACAGGCATAAGCATATGGCTCGTAAAAGGCTTTTGTTAGGTGAATAGGAGTCAGAAGACTCGCTGATACACTAAAACGCCTTCTAGGCTACCCTATGAGCCTTAAAACGCTATTCCTGCTAATTACCCTTCGGTAGCTTATCAGCTAACTCGTCAACCACTTGACCTACTGATAACTTATTAGCCTGCCCATACTGCTTAATGAGGTCGCGGGTTGCCGGATCAACCATGCAATGGAATCCGACACGGCGAACCCCAGGTCGGGCAGGCGGTCGGCCTGTTTGGTTTGGACGCTTACCGCCCCATTGTTTTTTATCGGTCATGCTATTGCGTAGTTAAATGTATCTGCTGCGTGATCTGAATATATTTCTGCGGAGAAACATTTCTCATCATCATCTGTCAATCGAGGGATCGTAAAAATTCTTATCTTATTGGATTTGGAGTTATAAAAAACTGATTCCTTAGCATGAACGAAATACCATTTATCATTTCTGTATGCTTTTTGGATTTTAATCTCTTTCCCCCATCTTTCAGATAAATTCGTTTGAGCTTCAGATTTTTTGACCCCAACAACTCGAAGGTCGGCAACTATTTTATATTTGCCATAAGATTCCAACTCATCACTCTCGTACAATGTAACCTCCCAATCGGTGCGAGCATCGTATTTGCTGGAAAAGAATCCAATATTTTTAAGCTCTTGAAAGAGGCCGTAGTATTCCTCTTTAGTCGCATCTAACTCTTTTCTCTGATCTTCCGATAAAGTGCCGGAAAGGATAAGATCTATATTGAACATATTAATGGCGTTTCTTTTTGCCTGAGCTATTAAGAACTTGGTAACTATTTCTCTGTACTCACTATTAAAGACAATGACGGATGCAGTATCGCTCATGCCACTGCTGGACATATCGCCATTTACTGCTACTAAACAAAAACTAGATTCATGTGTATTATTCATACCCTCAATCTAGCTTATCTATACATAAAAGCAAGATATATTTTACATTTATTTTTACGAATCCTGTAAGTGCCTAATAGATAATAGGCTAGGGGATAAAAAAATTAAGATTCTACATCCGAAACCTCAGCATCGACTACCTTCTCATCTTTAAGGTTGGCAAGCTCGGCTCGGATCTCGTCTAGGCTTAAAGATTTCTTTACCTCTATGGTTTGGGTAGGCTCACCTTCATACTGGCGATGCTTATCGATTAATATGCCTGTGGCGATAGGCAGGACTCCGTTTGGTATCTCATCGTCCTGTAGCTTCGTTATGAGCTTTTCAACGGCAAGATGAGTAGCAGTGCCAATTAAGCCTCTCAAATGCTTTTTAGAGTCCTTCAGGGCTTCCTGTTCCCTAGATTTGACAACGGCAATCGTATGGGCTGAAACTTTACAGGCTTTAGTGATTGAGGTAATCGTTGCACCCTGTGCCAACATCGTAACCACTTTGGCGTAGTCCTTTGGTCTCTTATCGTAAAGCTGTTGGCCGGTGAATACACCTGGGCAGACTTCTTCGGTCTTTAGGTTAGCTGGTAGATTCTCAGCATATTCTACCTTTCTTGGTCGCTTAGTAGGCATAAAATCAATCGGTGTAGCAATTTGAGAATGAATTATCAATAAGGGATCAGGCAAGCCTAATTAGACATAATCACTATTTTACGCAATGAATAGTGTCATACTAAACATAAAAACCTGCAAAACATAATATATTTTATCTTTTGTCAGAAATCACATACAAATTTTTGCCTCAGACAGGGGGGGAGGGGGTCCGGTCAACCTGGCCGCCGGCCACCGCGACCGATTGTGTCCCATAAAAAAATTCTGACAAATTGCCGCCCCCGAGGTTACTCGCCCCCCTGATTCTGCTACAATCGGGAATGCCTCTTGACTGGACTCCGCACCCCGCCATTCCCGCCTTAACGAAAGACGAGATGCTGGGAATGACCCCTGAGAATATTTTGGCATACTGGGAGAGAAGGGAAGAAGCGATCAAGCTCGAGAAGGATGATCCATATCGGCATGGATTTGAACTGGATACCTGGAAGCGGGCAGACAATATTCTCAAATCGCATCAGGAGATCCTCGTTATGGGAGGTAACAGGGCAGGTAAATCGGAATGGGCGGCTAAAAGGGTAGTTCAGTGCCTCGTAGAGAACCCAGGAACGATCATATGGTGCTTAACGGAAACATCGGCTAACAGCATACAGTTTCAGCAGAAGCTAATATTTAAATATCTGCCCAAGGAGTTGAAATCGTTAGGCAGGGGTAAGGTCGGATATGTCATGTATTCGCTCAGAAATGGCTTCACTGCCGGCAAGTTCACTTTGCCTAATCGATCCGAGTGTATTTTCCGTAATTGGTCGCAGGATATCAGCACGATTGAGGGAGGAGAGATCGGCTGTCCGCAGGAACCGGTCAACGGAACCCATAATATCGGCTACTGGGCGGATGAGCTTGTACCGATGCCTTGGGTAGAGACTCTTAGATTCAGAACTGTAACTCGGAATAGTAAGGGAATTATCAGCTTCACGGCCGTAGATGGGTGGAACTCGGTGGTAAAGAGTATGTTGACGGGAGCGAAGACAGTCGAATCGGCAAAGGCGGATCTTTTGGATGGTGAGGAGGTTCCCCTGGTCCAACAGCCCATCCGCAAAGCGTCTTCCGTGGTATATTTCCACACAGCGGCCAACCCCTTTGGCGGATGGGCGGCGATGAAGAATCAATTGGAGGGGGAAAAGAGGGAAACGATCCTTTGTCGGGCCTATGGAGTGCCTGTGAGGCAGTCTAGGGCAATATTCCCTAATCTGACGGACAAGAATTTTGTGCAATCGGAAAAACTCCCTGATTTTACGGATGCGAACTGGGTATTATCGATTGACCCTGCTGGGGCAAAGCCCTGGACGATGGTATTATTTGCTATCGATGCACACGGGGTAGCCTGGGCGGTCAAGGAGTTTCCTGATTTCGACACCTGGGGAGGATGGATTGACCTGACCAAGGACAAGCTGAGTGCCGGCGAGGCGGCCCAGCCTAATGGGTATGGGTTAAAGGATTATGCGGAGGAGATCCGGCGGATGGAATCGATCTGCGGGGATAATATGGTTACACGGATAATCGACCCGAGGTTGGGATCGGCGAGCTATCAGAAGTCGGAGGGAAGTTCTAACATAATAGATGATTTATCGGATGAAGATATCATCGTACAGCCGGCTGAGGCGTTGGACATCGAGACGGGATTGCAGGCAATCAATAATCTGCTGGCATGGGATCGGAGTGAGCCGATGGATTTGGATAATAAGCCCAGGCTGATGTTTAGCGATGAGTGTCAGAATCTGATTAGTTGTATGCAGGCATATCAGCCGAGTGCCGGGTTAAAATGTCCGAGTAAGGACTTTGTGGATAATGCCAGGTACTTCGCAGTGGGCAATTTTGAATACTTTGACGAGGAGGAAATGGTGGCAACTGGAGGAGGGAGTTATTGATGGGTAAGAAAAATGTACAGATATCAAAGGCAGTCAGGCAACAGATTGTGATGGCGAGAAATGCGGGCATGAGTTGGCCGAAGGTGGCGGAAGCGGCGAGGTGTTCGAGGTCGACTGCTCAGAGGATATATAAAGAGGACAGCAAGCCGGTAGTCCCGCTAGAGGAGGTAAAGAAGACTGTGGAGATTGAGGAGGCGAGGGTATTGAAGATGGTCCCGAATGTAAGGCTTATGCTTATTTACTTTGAGCATAAGGAGGGGATCGGAAGGTGCATTAAGAGGCCAAATGATAACCATCCGCCAAAGAGCATGGTGCTGGTGAGAAAAGTCGAGGGGGAGGATGATCTGTATCGCAAAGCATGAGACGGATGCACAGATGCAGAGGAGGATCGATCTGATGCTTCGGGAGATGGTTGTGGATGAGGCATTGGAGGCG